CGGTATTCTGATTACCGAGATCGGTACTGGCGCAATCGTTGTCTCTCACGAAGATACTTCGTCCGCTTCTAGCGTAACGAGCACCAACTCAAATGGCGTAGTGATCCAAAGTTTCACGGGCCTGATCGATACTTATGGTCACGTTACTGGTTTAGGTCTTCAAACAACCGATCTAGATAACCGCTATTACCAGACTGGTTCAGTAACGTTAGATGTTGTTACCGATAATGGTGCGACTACCGATAATGACATTGTTGTTGGTGGCCTCACAGTTTCTGGCTCAACGAATGCGAAGTCGGATCATTTCGTTCTCTACAATCAAACAACGAACGATACAGTAACTGAACTATTCTTGCAAGGAACAAGCGGAAGAATCGTTCTTGCTTCTAACTCGGCTATTTCGTTCCGTGGAAGCATTACGGCTTTTGATACTACGAATACGACAGCCGCTGGCTGGAATTATGAATGCGTAATCGCAAATAAAGGAGGCAATACTTCTATCGTTGGTTCTGCTCTCGTAACGAAGCTTGGAACCGATAATGCTGGTTGGGAGGTCTTTGTCGATGGCGATAATGCGACAGACTCGCTCAAGCTGCAAGTGAAGGGCGCTTCTGGAGCAACGATTAACTGGACGGCTAGTGTGATTAGCGCAGTAGTAGGCTAAACTGTAGCTTAATTTAAATAGATAAAAAGCCCCCTTTTTGGGGGTTTTTTATTTAATTTGCCCCCTCAATCCTTACTATTTTGATGTAAAGTATACTAAGGTCAATAGGCTTCTCTATGGGTAAATACTACTTAGGTTTACAGTCGGGCTCACAAACGAATTTTTCGGTTGTAGACGGCTCTGGAGTAATCGCGGACCTTGACCTTTCTGGAATTTATTTAAGCGCAACGGGAAAGGCGGCTGACGCTGATCTATTAGACGGTCAAGATGGTTCGTATTATCGCAATATCGCTAATATTACTGGTGCTTTAACGAGTGGATCGAGCATTTTGTACGGAGACGGCTCGGGCAGATTTGCTAATGCTATTATTGGCAGCGGCTTACTATTTACTGGTGGAGTTTTACACGCGACTGGAGTTGGTGGCGGAGGCTCATTTTCTGGAAGTTATACTGGCCAATTCAGCGGTTATATCAAAGCCGATTCGGTTCAATTCAATACCGGAACAACTGGTGCAGGAACGCTCGCAGTTGGAGAATTAGAATGGGCCGACGACCTCGGCACTTTGCAGTTCGGATTAAAAGGCGGCAATATAACTCATTATATTGGCCAACAGCTTTTTGAAAGAGTTAAGAATCAATCGGCAAGTACGCTAGCAAAGGGTACGGTTGTTTACGTTAGCGGCGCACAAGGAAACAGAATCGTTCCCGCTCCAGCGATTGCTACTAGCGACACTACATCGGCAACGGTCTTTGGAGTTGTAGCCGAATCTATCGCGGCAGATTCCGAAGGATTCGTTATTCAGGATGGAATTCTTCAAGGCTTAAACACTACTGGTTTTGCGGAAGGTTCGTTATTGTGGCTGTCTCCAACAATTTCTGGCGGAATAACAACAACTAAGCCGACTGCTCCAGACCATCTTGTTTTGGTCGGGTTTTGCGTTCGCTCTCACGCAACAGTTGGTGAAATCGAAGTTAAAATCCAAAATGGATACGAGATCGACGAGCTTCATAATGTTCGAATTACTGGAGTACAGAATGGTCAGATTTTAGCTTACAATTCGGCATCTGGCGTTTGGTTTAATACGAATATCACTGGCGGCGCGAATATTGCGATAACGAGCAACGGCAGCGGTTCAGTTACAATCGCAACAACGAGCGGAAGTTACACTGGAAATTTTGTTGGCACCGCTTCGAACGCAGACGCGCTCGACAATCTCGACAGCACTTATTTTAGAGACGCTGCTAATTTAAGCGGCAAGGCAAACTTGTCTGGTTTATTTACGGGCGTATTTTATAATAAGCAAGTTTACGAGGAGAATATTTTAATTCCAAACGGCTACAACAGCCTACTCGTAACTCCCGTAGGCTTTAGCGGCACTTTAACAATCGAATCTGGGGCAAACTTAATTTTAATTTAAAATGAGTCTTTTAAAAGTAAATAATATTCAGGCGTTTACGAGCGGAGCCGCCGTATCTTTTGGCGCAGTCTCTTTCCCCAGTGGCATCAGCGGCGATTTGAACGCTACGACTCTCGCTGGACAATCGGACAGTTACTATCGCAACATTGCGAATATCACTGGAACTATCAATGCTTCGCAGCTAGACAGCCAGCCAGCTTCGTATTACAGAAACGCTAGCAATCTTACGGGAACTGCGCCAAATGCTGACCTACTTGATAATTTAGATAGCACTTATTTTAGAGATGGTGCAAACCTTACTGGCACCATTAACGCAACGCAACTGAGCGGCCAAACGTCAGAGTATTATCGTAATGCTGCTAATTTAACTGGTACGATTAATGCAACTCAGTTAGATAGTCAAGTTGGTTCTTATTATAGAAACGCGGCGAATATTACTGGAGTTTACACTGGAGTTCAAACATTTAGCGGAACTGCGAGCAACGTGGCGATGGTTGTTAATGATATCGCGGAGGTTGTCACGGTTACTGGTTTAGCCGCAGGAACTACTATCAACTACGATGTGACGACCCAATCGGTGCTATACTACACATCGAATGCAACTGGAAATTGGACAATTAATTTCCGTGGCAGTTCAGGGACAACGCTAAACAATCTATTGGCCACCGGACAGTCAGTAACAACGGCATTTTTAGCTACTCAAGGAGCAACGGCTTATTACAATACAACTATTCAAGTTGACGGTAGCACCGCTTCTGGTAGATGGCAAGGCGGAACTGCTCCAACCGCTGGCAATGCTAGCAGCATAGACGCCTACGTCTACACTCTCATAAAAACAGGAAACGCAGGGTTTACTGTGTTAGCCAGCCAAACAAGATTTGGGTAATATTATGCCAATAATTGAAACAAAGGGTGCAGCGTCCTCGCAGGGGTTTGGGCAGTTTGCCCGTGCGTCTGCGCCTGTCTACATTGAGGACGTTTTCTCGACGTATCTCTACACCGGCAACGGCTCCACGCAGACCATTACCAACGGGGTTGATTTGTCGGGTAAGGGCGGGTTGGTTTGGATGAAAGGTCGATCAGCGGCGACAAACCATGCGCTCTATGACACAGCGAGAGGCGCAACATTTGACCTTGCGTCAAATACTACTGGCTCACAATCAACGCAGTCTACTGGTCTTACTTCTTTTGGGTCCACTGGGTTTTCAATAGGCTCGCTGGCAAAGATCAACACCAACGCAGGCACTTATGCTTCATGGACCTTCCGCAAGCAGCCGAAGTTCTTTGACATGGTGACGTATACGGGCAATGGCGCAAACCGCACAATTGCTCACAGTCTTGGTAGCGTGCCCGGATGCATCATCATTAAACGCACGGACACGACTGGCGATTGGCAAGTGTACCACCGCAGTCTTGCTAATACCGAGTACATGGTGCTTAACAGCACGGCGGCTAAGGCTACCGGAACCACGCGATGGAATAGCACAACTCCAACCGCAGGCGTGTTTAGCTTGGGAACCGATGCTACGGTCAACGCTAGTGGGGGCACTTACGTCGCCTACCTCTTCGCCCACGACGCAGGCGGCTTTGGCCTGACGGGCACGGACAATGTGATTTCTTGTGGGTCGTTTACCACCAATGCTTCCCCCGGCACAGCAAGCGTGACGCTCGGCTGGGAACCGCAGTGGGTTATGCGGAAAACAGCAAGTTCGGCGACTAACGGTTGGGAAATTATTGACAACATGAGAGGCATGCTTGCCTCGCCAAACAACAGCCCTTTTTTGCGTGCCGATTCAGATCTTGATGAAAGCTCACTAGGCACACGCGGTCAGTTTCCTGATGCAACGGGTTTTTCCGTCACTGGCTCACCCAGCACAACCTACGTCTACATCGCCATCCGTCGCGGCCCGATGAAGGTGCCGACGAGTGGGACGAGTGTGTTTAATCCTGCATCATTTCTTGGAACTGGTTCTTACCCTATTACCGTAAATTCTTTATCAGTCTCCGATTTGGCAATCATTAAAGAACAAACAACCGGAGGCTCTGGGAATGTGTACGATAGATTGAGAGACACCAGATTGCTCACAAACAGTGCTTCTGTTGAAGCTTCAGCACCGGGATGGGCATTGGGGCAGTCTGGAATAACAATAGGTAATGCAATAAACGACTTAAACAAATATTACGCCACTTGGCTTTTCCGCCGCGCACCCGGCTTCTTTGATATAGTGTGCTATACGGGAACAGGCACTCAAACAACAATTTCTCATAATTTAGCCGCTGTTCCTGAGTTGCTGATCATTAAAACTAGAAATGCAAATGGTCCAGATTGGATGACCTACACGTTTTCAACTGGAGTTTCTAATTTTTTAACCCTAAATCAATCAAGCTCTACCACAGCTGACAATCTGCTTTGGGTAAGTACGCCGACTTCCACTGTTTTTACCATACCGGGATCTGCTCCTGTCTACGATTCTTACATAAACGCATCTGGATCGCTTTACGTCGCTTATCTTTTTGCCTCCTGTCCCGGCGTCAGCAAAGTCGGCAGCTACACGGGCACAGGCACGACGCAACAAATCAACTGCGGCTTCACGGGTGGCGCACGGTTCGTCTTGATCAAGCGCACCGACAGCACTGGCGATTGGTACGTCTGGGACAGCGCACGCGGCATTGTCGCAGGCAACGACCCGTACCTCTTGCTCAACAACACCGCAGCGGAAGTAACGAGCACCGACTACATCGACACGTTGTCCACTGGATTTGAGATCAGTTCCACGGCACCTGCCGCGATCAACGCTAATGGCGGCACCTTCGTTTTTCTTGCAATTTCATAACGACCAACACCCATCATGGAAATTCGAATTCGTAAAACAGGACAAGTAATGTATGAAAGTGAGTTTCGCGCTCACATCGCCAGCAACGGTGGCCCGACGTGGGGCACGACAACCGACGAGATCCTCGACTCGCTGGGTGCCGATGTCGTATTTGAGGGTCCACAAGCTACTGGCGGCACGGTTTATCAATATTCGATGCGACAAGGCGTCGAGCAAATCGAAGGCGAATGGTACACAAAATACGTTCTTGGCCCAATCTTCACAAACACAACTGCCGAAGATGGCACCGTCATTACTGCGGCACAGCACGAAGCGGCATACAAAGCGCAAAAAGATACTGATAAGGCTAAGGCAGTTCGCAACGAAAGAAATTCTTTACTCGCTGCTACTGACTGGACTCAGTGTAAAGACATACCAGATGAAACTAGTTCCGAATGGGCCATTTACCGTCAAGCTTTGCGCGACGTTCCAGAACAATCTGGTTTTCCTTGGAATGTCGTTTGGCCAACGAAACCTTCTAGTTAATAAAATTTAATTTAAAATGAGTCTCGTAAGAGCAGATAATATTCAGCCATTTTCGAGCGGAGCCGCAATTTCGTTCGGCTTAGTGTCTTTTCCTAGCGGCGTAAGTGGTGCTCTTAACTCTGCGACGTTAGAGAATCAGCCGGGCAGTTATTATCTGAACGCTGCTAATCTTACGGGAACAATTCAAGCGTCTGGCTCGTTTACTGGTACGCTAAGTGGCACCGCATCGAACGCCGACTTTCTCGATAATCTCGATAGCTCGTACTTCAGAAACGGCGCAAATTTAACCGGAACTATTAATGCTACACAGTTAAATAGTCAAACTGCTGCGTACTATTTAAATTATGCCAATATAACCGGAACGATCCAAGCATCTGGATCATTCACTGGAACATTAACTGGTACCGCATCAAACGCTGACCTTCTCGATAATCTTGATAGCGTATATTTCCGCAATGCGGCCAATTTAACTGGCACCGCAAGTTTATCGGGAACTTTTTCTGGTTTATTTAAAGCCGATGCTAGCACAACCGGAACGGCGTCAATTAACGTTCCTCATGGAACTGCGCCAACGTCGCCACTTGACGGTGACATTTGGACGACCGTTTCGGGTCTTTATGCAAGAATTAGCGGCGTTTCTGTTGGGCCTTATTCGACTGGGGGCGGCGGCGGTGCAGATGAATTTGCCCGTACTATCGCGCTTCTCGGGCTATAAAAAAACACTTTAAATTTTAATATAAACAAATGCCAGCGAGCAATCAGCCAATTATTGATAATATCAACTGTAAATTAGCTGCGGGCGGTTTGACCGATCAGCAGGCGTCGCATCTTGCTGGCGCAGCACAAGCCCTGTGCTGTTCTATTTACTCGGTCGCTTCTTGTTCATGTTTGCCCGACGCATCGTTAAATAAAGGTCGCTTTGCTTACGTTCAAGATTTGTGCGACTATCGATACAGTAACGGTAAAAGCTGGACAAATTGCTATGTTAGCACTGCGCTTTATAATCTAAACAATTGGGGAGATAATGGTGTTTGGCAGTTAGGAACTGGTGATACAACCTGTAGATCATCGCCGGGTTCGATTATATCATCAGCAGCTACTTTTAATTGGATATCGATAGCTGGTAGAGCAGATTCTCAAGCAGCAGTTAAAACAGACGGAACTATTTGGTCTTGGGGAGGCAACGCTCGTGGACAACTTGGCGTCGGAGATAGTTCCAATAGATCTTCGCCTACTACTGTTAGTGGCTCTCAAAATTGGTGCATGGTTTCTATGGGGATATGCCACGGCGCAGGGGTAAAAAACGACGGAACATTATGGACTTGGGGGTATAATATTAGAGGTCAACTAGGCGACAATAGCACGACAAGCCGCACATCTCCAGGTTCCATAGCGGGAACTTTATGCGGCGGTACAAATTGGTGCTTCGTGTCGGCAACTAACCTTGCTGGAACGATTGGGATAAAAACAGATGGCACTTTGTGGACTTGGGGCTATAATGCTCAAGGACAACTTGGAGACGGAACTACGACAAGCCGCACATCACCAGTAACAACTTCTGGAGGCGGAACAAATTGGCTTTCTGCTTCTGGTGGATCTCAGTTTTCGGCTGCGATTAAAAGAGACGGCACGCTTTGGACTTGGGGAGCTAATTCTGCTGGTCAACTTGGCGATGGCACAACAACAAGTCGTTCGTCACCAGGAACGCTCGCTGGAGGAGGTACAAATTGGTGCGCTATTAGCGCTGGATGTGCTCATGTCGCAGCCATAAAAACAGATGGCACTTTGTGGACTTGGGGGAACAATGCCGCTGGTAAACTTGGCACAGGAAATACGACCTCCCGATCATCTCCTGGCACGGTTGCTGGAGGCGGGACAACGTGGTGTGCGGTATCGGCAGGATACGGTCATACAGCAGCCATAAAAACCGATGGTACTTTATGGACTTGGGGGTGCAATATGTGCGGAGCGCTGGGAGACGGAACGACTACTGATCGCTCCTCGCCAGGAACGATATCCGGGGGCGGTAATGCATGGTATTGCGTATTAGCCGCGAATCGAACAACGCATGCTCTTTGTTATCAAGCGAAGGGATTTTAATATTAAAAAATGAATGTTTCTAATTTAGAGTTATCTCTTGTTCAGAAAGTAAATAATTCTACGTCTACTCTAGATACGTTGATTTACTCAAAAACCTTGCAAGAATTAAAAACTGGTACTGTCACAACCGTAGATACATACGCGCAATTGCCAGCGCCATCAGCAAGTTTAGTTGGATATTTGTATTTTGTAAAAAATCAAGAGAAATTATATCATGCGATATTAAGCTCTTCTGGTTCTTACATATGGATCGATTTAGACAAAAATAAATACGGGCTTTTTACTTGGGGAAACAACTTCGCAGGAGAGCTTGGCCTGAGTGATCGAACCACAAGACAAACTCCTACAAAAATTGATTCAACCGTTAATTCGTGGTGCGCAATTAGCGCAGGACGAACTAGTGCTGGTATAAAAAGCGACGGAACATTATGGAC